GAATAAATCCCCGGAAGCTCACCCGATCCGCGAGGCCGAAATACATATGCGCGTCGATGCAGTTCTGAAGCGCAACGGTGTTGTCGGTCCCGGTCCAGGAACTGGCGGTGCCTTCGGACCATGCCGCATCGCCGACAGCTCCGGCCATTTCTGGGACCAGAATCTTCATCCCGCCGGCGTCGCCGCACCATTCCCAATACGTTCCGTCAGTGGAATGTATCCAAAGCGCATGGCCGGGCTGGGCGGTGACTCGGCGATACATGCTTGCTCCGCCGTCGCCGGGATTGGTATACCCGGCGATGCGGATGTAGTTGACCGTTCCAGCGATAGTTGCGGCCGTGGCCTGGGCCTTGCTGTCGAAATCATACGGATCAGAGCCACCGCCGGTTGCCGGCGCTAGCGCACCGACCTGGGCGCCGGTGGCCTTCTTCGAAGCACCGCCTTGGGTGACAATGAACAGGTCCGAATTCGACAAGGCCGAGGCGGCGGGTAGGTTGGTGATGGTGGAATCGGCCAAGGCCTTGCCGGCGATGACGCTGCCAAGAAGGCCCAGCGATACCGACCGACGGGTAACTCTTCTGCTCCTGTCGGCCAACTTAAGCGTCCCTTCGATGAAGCGACGCGTTCCACGGAATTTGCGTTGAGTCATGATCGCCTCACTTCCAATCGAGGTTTACTAAGTAAGTAGCCGCCGGAGGGGCGGTAGAATCGTTGTCGGCAATGCCGAGAGTAACACAGTAGCCAAGGCCGTTGACCGTCTTCACTCCAGGGCCGAAGGTTGCGTTGGCGATGGCGCCGATGGAGGTTGTAGGCGGTGGGGGCGGGGAGGTTGCGACGGGTTCCAGAATAACCCGCGAGGAGTTGTCTTCTAGCAGAACGTAGCCGTTACCCGACGGATCGATGAGCAGGAGCGACTGAACCGGCGGCGGTGGCGGGGAAGTCCCGCCCGGGGCCGCGGGGATCATTAGGCGCTTGATCGGGGTTCCAGAGCCGCAGACCGGAACGGTAGAGAGGTCGTAGATTTTAACATACGCCGGAACAGCTCCGATGCCGGATAGCTGCGCCCCGTAGAGGTTCGCTGAGGTGGTTTTGAGATTGATCCCGGTTGTGTTGGCGGCCGCGATGTTGCCGGTTGTGGTGGAGGGTTGGTAGGGCTGATTTGCTGGAGCATTCGCGACAGTGGCGGCGTAGATGCCCTTAAGGGCCGCGACCACTGACGAAGTTCCAGAGCCACCATAGGCCACATCGGCCGTGTTTCCGAGTGCGATGTTGGCGCCATTGGCTTCCGTCACACCGCCGATGGAATTCGTTCCGGCCGGGAGGGAGGAGATGGTGATAGCGTTGTAAACCCCCTTAAGTGCCGCCACAACGCTCGCTGCTCCACCACCGCCTGCGTATGGTGCGTCGGCCGTGTTGCCCAAAGCCACATCGGCGCCGTTGGCGATGGTCACCGCTCCGCCGCTTCCGCCGCCTCCACCACCTCCGGTCCCAGACCAAATGCCCGTGCCCGCGGAGAGGTTGATCGACGAAGTTCCGGCGGCGGTTATGGCCGCGATGGTAGTGTTGGCCCCGACGGTGAGCGCAAGGGCACCGCCGGGAGCCACTTGGTCGCCGGTGGTAGGGGTGACGGTGACCCCGGCGACACCAAGCTTCACAAACACGGCCGATGCGCCGGTGTTGTAGACAATCACCGTGGCGCCGACTGGCATGAGCACATTGGCCGTGGTGGTAGTAACGGCGAGGGTTGCGTAGTTTCCGTTCGGAGTAAAGCCGGTGATGGTGGCCGAGAAAGACCCGGTGGTCTTCAGGTTCCCGTTAACATCGACCTGAATCTGACAATAATACCCTGGATTGCAGGTCGGCGGTGTGGCCAAATAGGCCCCGGCGATGGCCGCTATTCCCGGCGGCGGAATAGTCTGCGCTTCCGCCGCTCGAAGGGCTATGACCGAGACGCTTGCGAGGAGTAACTTGCGCATGGCATCCTCACGGGAATTGGGCGTAATAGACTATCGCGGCTATGGTGCCTACGGAAGGAGTGAAGCAAAGGCCATCGCCGCGATTCGATTGAGTAATGGCGAAACCTTGGTGATCGGTCGACGGGGCCGTCGAGGACACATTCAACGCCGGGGTGATTGCGGTGGTGCCAGTGTCGCATGGGGTTGTGGTCTGGGTCCCGGTGGTGATCGTGAATGTGCCATTCGGCCCGGTGTTGGTCACATGCCATCCGCAAATGTAGATGGTCATCGAAACCGGCTGAGAGATCGGCGCCACGAGCTGTTGGGCAGTCGTCGGCCCAACGGCCATTATAGCCGCCCGGTTGCAGAGGATTTGGTTCGGTGGCCCAGAGATTGAGGTCTGAGGCCGAGCGGGAGAACTCAGCCCCAGCCACAGGAGACCGACCAAGGAGGCACAGAGGATCGGTCTCATGTTGCTACCTCAATGGATACCAGGTGTTCGTTGCCTGAACATAGCGCAGTTCCTTCGAGGCACCGGCCGCGAGGGTGGTGAGGGCGATATTTCCGCCCACTATGGTCTGCGAGCCCGAGGGCACTATAGAGAAGACGTTAGTGGCGAAGGCGGCGGTAGTGCCATTCACCACCTCCACAATCTGGCCGTTGAGCGGGGATGGCGGAAGGGTGATGTTGGCGGCCGCGGCCGGTTGGGCGGTGATGATGATGTCAGAAGCCGACTGCGACATCGTCATCGGGGCGGTGAGGGCGGTGGTCAGGACCCCTTGCGAGTTCTGGACCATGAACGTGCAAAGATACCCGGCCGATGGTCCGCCGGGGCCTTGGCCAGCGTTCCAACACTCCTGGCCGGTGATATTCGGCGCCGCTTGGGCGGTGAGGAGGAGGGCCGCTAGGGCCCCCAGAATCTTCTTCATTGATCCCTCCATTAATTCGGGATCGTGAGCCCGGGCGGATAGCCGCCCATGACTGCGTTAGCCTGCTCTGGCTGATCCATGCGATCGAGGACGATGAAGGAGGAAATGGCGCCAGCGGTGATAGAAGCGCCGCCAACGACATAGTTGAGCTGGAGGAACCGAGGGATCGGCTGGTCCAGTGGAGGCCTGGGAAGGTCCATGTCATAGAGCCGGGCGCCCTGAACCAAAGAGGCGAGAGCGTAGACCGGCGAGGCCCACCATGAGGCCCACGTGCCAGGGGCGCCAGAGCCGTTATCTGGCGCTCCCTGGAGAACCACTTGCAACGTTGCGCCAGCGCCAGCGACAGTAGTGGCGATTTGAACCAGCATCTTGAGGGCCGGGTCATCGCCGATACCAAGGTCTCTAGCGCCGCCTCCACCGGCCGAAGTCGGGAGGCCAACTAGCCCAAGGTCCAGGACATTGGTCGAGGTGTAGGTTCCGGTAGCGTGGACCAAAGAGGCCGCGTTGTCGAATTGGAGCAGTCCTTCGAGGATCATTACGTCACCTGTGCTTCGTTGTTGAGGATTGCGTCGCAGGTCCGGATCGGGACGCCACGGAAGGTGGTGATGACCTTACCTTCGAATTCTTCGAGCCGGAGCAGGACGTTGGTCTTGTTCATGGCCTGAAGATCGAGGTAGGTGCGGACAACGCGGTTGGCGTAGATCACCACGCGGCCCATGTTCGCCCGAACTTCTGGGGTGTCGGAGGTCTGGACGGCGGTAGCGGCCGCAGGAGCGGTCGGCATCCGATACAGCGCGCGGACGAGGAGGTTGATCAGGTTCGCCGCTGAGACACCGGTGAGCTGGGTGACATCGATGTTGCAGATTCTGGCCGCATAGCGCCAGTCGCGGAGGACCAGGCCGATTTCCCACTTAAAGTGGTCCCGATAGGCCTGGTAAGTGTTCCCGGAGACATCCTGCACCGGCCACTCGCCCATGTCCCTATGTTGAAGGCCGGTGATCTTTCCCTTTGGGAATGTTGCGTGGAGGGTGTCTGAGCCCCACGTAACGAGCCAGAGGGAAGTGTTGGTGTTAGACAAACCGCCTCCAGCGAGGATGTTCGCAGCGGTCTGTGAGTTGGCCGGGTTGATCGTCGAATATCTCGGGGCAAACCCGGTGAACCGTTCGGGGTTAGCGAACTGGTTCCCATAGATCAGCGTGGCCGCGACCTGTTGGGACATACCTTCGAGGAATGCCCGAACCTCCGAGAGTCTGAACTCAGCGGTGTTACCGTTGAGGTCGGCGATGTCTTTGTCGATCACCGCGTAGGTTTCGAGATTCCCGACGGTGTCGACGATCTGCGCGGTGGTTGATTTGGCGTTCGGGACGCCGGTGTTGAGCAAGCGCCAAGTGGCCTGGGGCAGTCCTGTCCGGACTGTGGTTTTATGGCCGGTTGGCAGGTTCCCTTCGACGACCAACATGTCATCGAGGATTTCATTCGTCTGCGAAAGTAGTTCGATGATGGAGGCGACTCGATAGCCGTCATCCATCCGTTTGGCCCAATCCGCATAGGTCAGGGCCGTTGCGCCAATGATAGCCATATTTGGTTCCTATTGTTCGAGTGGCTCGGTCCTGATCTGGGGGCTACCGTTCATCCCACTTAGGGGCTCAGGTGGTCGAAGAGGGAAGGTTCGGATACATGGCCTTTGCGGGCGAAGGTCGGGGCACTTGGCCGGTTGGGGTCTGCCCAAGAGGCGATGGCCCACCGCCAGAGACATGCTTTCCTTCGTTTACAAGGCCGGCGAATTTGCTCAGCACTCGGATAACGGCCGGATGATCGCCGGCGCCGGTTAGGTCGAGTGCATCGCGGAAATCCTTTTCCAGCGCCGCGTCGATAACGCGTTGGCCGGAAGAGTTCTGGACCATCAACGCTCGGCCGATATCGGTGCGGACGGTTTCCAGCTTTCCGGCGAGGTCTGGATGGTTAGTATAACCGTCTTTCCATTCCTTGCGCATACTCGACACCGATTCATCGATCTGCTTCTGAATCGCGATCTGGTTCTTCGAATACCAATCAACGAGCTTCTGGGCCTGATCCTGCGTCAGCTTGAGGTCTTTGAAGAGAGGAGTGGCCTCGGTGACGAGTTGGGCGGCGAGCTTATATCCCTCGGGGGCTTTGAATTCAGTGTAGGACTCGGGGGGTTCGTGCTGCCCGGTGGGCGCAGGCGGAACTTCCGGGGGCTTCGGGGCTTCCGGGGGAGGCGTTGGAGGCGTGTTGGCATCTTTGATCTCTCCGGTCGGGGTCCGAGCCTCAGGCGAATTGGCCAAGGGCGGTGTCGGCGTCGGTGTCGTCAGGTTCTCTGGGGCTCCGCTCATCGGGTATCTCCTGGACTTGTGCTTCGCGCATCATGGCGACGAATTCATCGGGACAGAAATTCACTATATCAGAGTATAGTTTCAAACCAACATTCCGCTCGCCCTTGGCATAGGCCTCGTGCAGGGCGTTGCCGGTGAACGGGTCGTTGAATATGTGGCAGAATTCGAGGATGTTGTAGAAGAACCTCCGGCCTTGGATTGTTCGCATCGCCACGGTGAGGAACTCGATCCTCTCGCGCTCTAGGAGTTGGGCGCGCTTTTCCGCGCGGCGAATATCTTTCCGATTTGAGGCGTCGTAGGTCATTGGCCAGGTCCTCCGCCTGGGCCACCAGGTCCGACAGGGCCACCAGGTCCGCCGCCGCCCTGGCCACCCATGAGCGCCTGTAGCGCGTTCTGGCCTCCGCCAACATCCGCCTGCGAGAGGTTCTTGGCGCCTTGAGAAAGCTGTTGAGCAATAGCCGCTTGCTGCGCCTGTTGGTTCTGCTGCTGCCGCTGTTGGCGGATTTGCGCGAGGGCATCTTTGGACCTAATCATCTTTGGATCGTTGTTGAGCAGGCTGGACATCTTCTCTAGGGAATAGTCCGTGTCGATGTTGTCCATAATCTCCGGGACCACCCCAACGAGGTTGCCGGCCATCGACAGGACCCGTTCGATCGAAGCCGCCTTCGTCGCCGCCTGGGCCTGCGCGAGCATCGAGACGAATTCGATGTTCATCATCTTCCCTTGCAGCTCTGCTGGCGCTGGTGGGAGAATTCCGGCCCGATTGGCGATCCC